ACAATCAGTCTCGCATGGCTGGCTTTGGGTTCTTTCCTCCTAATGCTTCTTGGATTAGCGCTAGTGGGTTCTCTACAGGAAAAGATATACTAGATGCACTGAGGGCTACAGCAGTAGATAACAAGATGGACACTGCTGTAAAGTTTCTTGAAGACTTGAAGCGGCTTAATGCAGTGTCTAGTTATTTGTCAAGCTTTGTTGATGGCATTGATACTTACACTAAATCAAATGATATACTTCATGTGTCATTAACGCAACACATTACGTCTACTGGACGTTTCTCTGGGCGTGAACCTAATATGCAGAATATGCCACGTGGTGGTACGTTCCCTGTTAAAAGGGTTTTCACTTCTCGTTGGAAGGGTGGAAAAATATGTGAGGCTGACTTTGCCCAGCTTGAATTTCGTGCAGCTGCATTCTTGTCACAAGACCCTGTAGCTATGCAGGAGATCAATACAGGGTTTGACGTTCATGCCTACACCTCTCAAGTTATATCAGACGCAGGTCAGCCTACCACTCGCCAAGAAGCAAAGGCTCACACATTTGCTCCTTTGTTTGGCGCTACAGGACATGGCAGGACTAAGGCAGAGGCATCTTATTATCACCACTTCTTAGAAAAGTATGAGGGTATAAAGGCTTGGCATAAGAAGCTAGGGGATGAGGCCATACGTTTTCAGAAGATAACTAATGTGTCAGGTAGGCAGTATGCTTTCCCTAACACACAGCGAAGAGCTAATGGTACGCCTACAAACTTTACCCGTATAAAGAACTACAATGTGCAGGGCTTTGCTACGGGTGATGTAGTGCCAGTTGTCTTACTTGAGATAGACATAAGGCTCAAGGATTTACAGTCGTGTTTAGTTAATAGTGTACATGACTCAGCGGTGATTGACATTCACCCCAACGAAGAAAAGGAGGTACTAAATGTCATTGACGATATTAATAAAAATCTTGATGAAATCATCTACAGATATTATGGGGTAGAAATGAACGTTCCCCTGTTATTAGAAGCCAAGGTAGGACCGAATTGGCTTGACACTAAAGACGTTTAGTGGTACAACTACGGTTCATGATTCGCTCGAAAGGATATAGAATGAGCAACGAATTAAGTACTAATTTTGCTGGCACAGATCTAGCAGAAGCTATGGGGTTTTCTTCTACGGAGACAGCAATGTCTGGCCCTAGTATTCCTAGACTGTCTCAGCAGCAGTCACCTATTATGGTGGAAGAGGTAGATGCAGACGGGGAAACTGTAGAGAAAGTAGTAGTTCCTCTGGGTGCATTTAAACTTAAAGACTCTAACGGTACAGAAGTTTATAGTCGTACCGCCACCATCCGTCTGTTTGCCCAGCGCCAGCAGTGGACACAGTGGGACAGTGAAGCAGGGACAATGAACAAGACTGTCATGGCCTCTGCTCTGAAAGGGGATCTAAAAGATACCCGTGGTACTTTCAATCTTGGGCGTCCTAGTAAGTACATTAAAGATTGGAACTCCGTAGATGAGGACACTAAGGCTCTGATGCGTAGCATAAAGAATACTAAAGTTCTCTTTGGTAAAGTCATGCTAGGCAAGGCAGTAGATGCTCAAGGTAATGAAGTCAAAGGCTATGATGTAGAGACTGACTTTGTTATGGACATCAAGAACAACGACAGTAAGAAGTCGTTAGAGGCAGCTATGAAATCTATCTCATCTAAAAAGCTGCTGCCCATTGAGCATACTATTAAGGTGACTTCTAAGAAAGAGTCCATGCCTACAGGTAATCAGTATGCAACAATCGTAGCATCGTTAGGCAATAAGTTTGACATGAAGGAAGGTGATCAGGAGACACTAAGTTCTTTTGTTGACTATGTTGACTACGCTAACGACTACGTGTTGAGTGAATGGAAGAAGCTCAACAAGCCGGATGTCGCTATTGACTCTAAGATACTTGACGCTATTGTTCAAGTAGAAGACATACCGTTTTAGTATGGACATGAATCATCCTGCTGAGCTACCCATCAAAATGCTTATGCGTGATGCTACTCTAGGCAAGTCCAAAATGTCAGAGGCAGTGGTTAACACTGTTGCCTCTGATGTTAAGGATGGTTTAGATAAGCAATTCAATGGTGAGCCACGAAGTAAGTTTAAACTTAGGATGTCTAACATTGGACGCCCTAAGTGCCAACTGTGGTTTGAAAAGAATAAGCCAGAAGAGAAGGCTCCTTTTCCTGATCAGTTCATGATGAACATGATGCTAGGTGACATAGTTGAGGCTGTGTTCAAGGGTATCCTACGCGCATCAGGTGTAGACTTTAAAGACAGCAATATTGTTTCCCTCGACTTAGGGGGTGACAGACGCCCAATTAAAGGTGAGTATGACTTAATTATGAATGACAGGGTTGATGATGTTAAGTCTGCATCTGACTACTCTTACACACATAAGTTCGTTGATCTTGAAACACTACAAGACAATGACCCATTCGGCTATGTAGCTCAACTTGTAGGCTACGCTGTAGCAGCAGGTAAGAAGGTAGGCGGCTGGTGGGTAGTCAACAAAGCTAATGGGCAGCACAAGTATGTGTCAGCTAAACACGTGGATGTTGAGGCAGTCCTAGATAAGATACGTGAAACGTATGACTACCTAGAGAATGATGAACCTCTTCAACGACAGTACACGGATGAGCCAGAGACATACCGTAAGCAGACTACAGGTAACAGGGTTCTATGCAGGGAGTGTAACTTTTGTTCGTTCAAAAGATCCTGTTGGCCTGACTATCAAGAACTACCTTCTAAGACTTATCAAGGTAGAAAGACACCACCTACAGTATCTTATACTCAAATAGCATAAAGGACTACACATGGCTAAAATTACATTAGACGAAATTGAATATGATTCAGAAGATTTTTCAGAAGAGCAATCTCAAATACTACTAGAAATTAAATACAATAGTGGTATAAAACAACAACTAGAGTATCAACTGCACAGCGTAACTACTGTAGGAAGTATACTAGTTGATCGTCTAAAGAAGGCTCTGGTTAGTGAAACTATTCCAGACAAAGATGCCGAAACCTAAGAGGCGTCACGCTAAAGCTAAGTACAGGAGTGGTCTTGAGAAAAGTACTGCTCTTGTACTTGCTGAGTGTCAAAAGGCAGTTCGGTATGAACAGTTAAAGATAGAATGGGAAGACCTACGCTATCGCACTTACACCCCTGACTTTCAGCTAGACAATGGTATCTTTATTGAAACTAAAGGTATCTTTGATAGTGAGGACAGGCATAAGCATCTTCAAGTACGAAAGCAACACCCTGAGTTAGACATTAGATTTGTCTTTAGTAACTCTAGGAGTAAGCTATACAAAGGTTCTAAGACTACTTATGCATCTTGGTGTGAGAAGAATAACTTCTTGTATTCAAATAGATTAATACCTAATGATTGGTTGACAGAGAAAGGTTTCTGTGTTAAGCATAAAGTCATACCTCTTAAGACAGAAAGGAAAGATTGATGCCATATGAAGTAGGTGTAGAAGATATTGCTTTGCTCATCAGGCCACTAGGAAATGGGCGCATTGAGACTTGTATCTACAAAGACCCTGATAACATTCTTGATGAAGATGAACTAGATGAAGCTTTACAGGTTGCAGTAACTATGAGTGCGTTTTTTGAGTTAGCACTTGATGACAGCACAGGTATTATGGAGACTTTAAAAGAACAACTAAACGATAAGATGCATGAGATTATGTCTATGAACTCATCAGAATATGAAGATGATGTTGTACCTCTGTACACCTCTGAAGGTAACGTGTTACGCATAAATAGATTCACAAAGACAAAGGGTAACTGTTAGTATGATTGATATGGTAAAAAATCCACCACACTACAATAAGGCAACTATTGAGTGCATTGATGCTATGAAGGCTATGTCACAAGGCTCCTACGTAGAGCCACACCAAGCTTACTGCTGGCAGAATGCATTTAAGTATCTGTGGCGTTGGCCTTACAAGAATGGGATAGAAGACTTACAGAAAGCACGTTGGTACATTGACCGCCTTATTGAGGAGCTAGAGACTGATGAGTAGCAAAAAGTTTAGTGCAACTTTTGTGGTGAAGGTAGAGGATAAGAATAATATATTATCTTCTCATGAGATGCATCACAATGAGGACATCAGGGACTTAATTGAGAATTTAGTTTTTGACATAGATGATGTAACAGTTTTTAACATAAACGTAAGAGAGCATGGATAACAATGAAAAGTAATTATCTACCTACAGACTACCAGACTTTTATTGCCACTAGCCGTTACGCACGATGGCTAGATGAGGAGGGCAGACGAGAGACATGGGGAGAGACTGTTGATCGTTACGTAGACAACATTCTAAGACCTGTCGTTAAGACAAAAAAAGACTTAGAAGAAATACGAGATCACATACTAGAACTACAAGTTATGCCCTCTATGAGGTCACTCATGACTGCAGGTAAAGCAGCAGCACGTGATAATACTTGTATGTATAACTGTAGCTACCTACCTGTGGATGACCCTAAGTCATTTGATGAAGCTATGTTTATCCTTCTTTGTGGTACTGGTGTTGGCTTCAGTGTAGAGAGGCAGTTCATCAGTAAGCTTCCAGATGTGCCACAACTCTTTGAGAGCGATACTTGTGTTGTCATCAAGGACAGCAAGGAAGGGTGGGCGAAAGGTCTTAGACAAGTTTTGGCACTCCTCTGGGCTGGTGAGATCCCTAAGTGGGACATTAGTAAGGTTCGTCCTGCTGGTTCAAGACTAAAAGTATTTGGTGGTAGAGCCTCTGGCCCTGCTCCCTTGATTGATCTGTTTAACTTTGTGGTTACTACATTTAAAAAAGCATCAGGCCGTAGGCTCTCTAGTATTGAGTGTCACGATATAATGTGTAAGATAGGCGAGGTAGTTGTTGTAGGCGGTGTAAGACGTAGTGCTATGATCTCATTGAGTAACTTATCAGATGACCGTATGCGACACGCTAAGTCTGGTAACTGGTACGAAAATGATCCTCATAGAGCCTTATCTAATAACTCTGTGGCGTACTCTAGGAAACCTGATAGCATGGAGTTTATGCGGGAATGGACATCCTTGATGGAGAGTGGCAGTGGAGAGCGTGGTATATTCAATCGTCAGGCTAGTGTTAAACAGGCAGCTAAGAATGGTAGGCGTGATTCTAACTATGATTTTGGCACTAATCCTTGCTCTGAGATAATCTTAAGGCCCAATCAATTCTGTAATTTATCTGAGGTAGTTATAAGGGCAGCAGATAATATAGATGATATTGCACGTAAAGTCCGTGTCGCAACCATCTTGGGTACAATACAAAGTACTTACACGCACTTCCCCTATCTAAGAAAGATCTGGCACACCAATACTGCAGAAGAAAGATTGCTTGGTGTATCACTTACTGGAATAATGGATAACCCTTTGATGACTACAGCTAATAAAGGTTTACCTGAGACATTGGAGTACTTAAAAAATGTTGCTGTTTCTACTAATGCTAAGTATGCTAAGTATCTTGATATCCCTGTTGCTGCTGCAATCAATTGTGTTAAGCCTTCCGGAACAGTCTCCCAACTGGTTGATTCAAGCTCTGGCATTCATGCTCGTCATAGCAACTATTATATTAGGACTGTACGGGGCGGCAATGAAGATCCACTAACTAGGTTTATGGCTGATCAAGGTATACCTAATGAGCCTGATGTAATGAAGCCAGATGCTACTACAGTATTTAGTTTCCCTATGAAAGCTCCAGATAAGGCTGTACTGACTGCTGATATGTCTGCTATAGATCAGCTAGATATGTGGTTAATGTATCAAAGACATTGGTGTGAACATAAGCCATCAGTGACGATCAACGTAAAGAAAGACGAATGGTTTGAGGTAGGTGCTTTTGTTTACAAAAACTTTGATGAGATGTCTGGTGTTTCTTTCTTACCTTTCAATGATCACACATACCAACAAGCACCTTATCAAGAAGTAGACAAAGAAGCTTACAACAATCTTAAAAAGATCATGCCAAAAAGTATTGATTGGACTAAGCTCTCAGAGTATGAACTAGAAGACAGTACGTCTGGTATGCAAACATTAGCCTGTAGCGGGGATGTTTGTGAAGTAGTAGATATTAATTAAAGCAACAGGTACTGAGTTATGCTGTGATAGTATATGCTCAGTACCTACTTTCTTATAGGAAACACAATGTATGTATATTTAGTGGTACTAATGTTAAACGGAACTTATGCAGTACACACACCTAATACTGTTTTTTCAACAAAACAATTGTGTATTCTATATAAAGAACTAGACGCTAAAAGATTGATAGCTTCAAAAGTTAATGATAAAGCTAAGTTCTTTTCTACTTGTATAAAACTACCTGAAGACCCCTATAACAGTGCTTGAGGAAACAAAATGCAATTAAGCCTTTTTAATGCTTTACCTATAGGCAGTAATTCAAAAGTTTGTGCTAAGTGTAATGAATTAAAGCCTATGAGTTATTACAGACTATACAGAAGAGCAACAGGAGATAGGAACTCAAGAGATAGCAAATGTAAAGACTGCTCACGCCACTCTAATGCTGTCATAGCTAGACTAAGAAAGACCGCACCAAAACAATTAGGTGTGTGTGAGTGCTGCGGTAAACAACATGACCGTTTAGTACTAGACCACTGTCACGATAAAGAAGTATTTAGGGGTTGGCTATGCCCTCCCTGTAATTTAGGAATAGGAATGTTAGGAGATACTATAAAAGGAATAAAAGACGCTGTAGCCTATCTACAAAAAACTTGACAAAGATATAAGGTGCAGATAGAATACAACATATAAATAATAAAGGGGTGCAAAGTGAAACTAGAAGAAGAAGCTCTTATCTTTAACAGAGATAAAGAAGATGTCTTTGTTAAGAAGATGACAGTGCTATGTAACGACATAGATAACCTTGTTAGTTCCTACTTGCACCCCTGTAATGAACGTACAATAATAGAACAGAAGATACGTGAGGTTATCTTTTGGTCAAGGTATTGTTCAGACATGAACGGTACAAAGTAAATGTTTCACGTGAAACAAACCTAACCTGTAGTTCTAACAGTACGCTTGTTATCTGCTTTTCTATCTTCAACAAAGCTTCTTAAACTAAGTAGTTCTCTGTAATTAAGATCTGCTACCTCTTTTTCTATACCCATCTCTTCAAGGTACTCCTCTAAATCAGCCAGCTTTGTACCTGAACCTCTTTTGGTCAGTTTAAATAACAGCCTGTGACGCCTATCGTCTGTGTTACCTCCTCTGTATATGTCGAGCATAGTTTTTTCTCTAGCTCTTTTTCTGACTCTTGTATTGTATATCTCTGTTTTTTGTTCAACACTAGCTTCCTTCCATTGGGGATCAGCTAATACTCTTGCAGCATAATCTTCTAGGTTACTAGTTATAAGTTTGTTCATAGTATTATTTGCTTCAGGAATATCAGAGACCATACTTTCTTTCCACTTAGGTCTACCAATTTCTCCTAGTACCCTATCTAAAGCTGTAGGTGGTGCATCTACCCTGTACCCAAATACCCTACCAATAGGAACTCCTCTGTTGCCACTCTCTGTAGCCCTCTGTGCTGTGTACTTAGGCTCTGTACGATTATCTCCTTCACCTATGTTGGCTAGGGCATCAAAGATACTTTCAACGTAACGTGTTGAACTTTTCAGATACTTGCCACCAATCTTACGATCTGTTTCCGTATAAGCAGTTCCCATACTCATAGCTGCCATCTGATTAATAGGATCTAAGGGACGAGAAAAACCAGAGGCATACATAGACACAGTGCTACCC